TCCGTTTGTGTTGCAGCTTTTGCAACGTTCGTCGGATATTTCCGCCAGATTCTCGCTGACAGAGAGCGAACTGGCCGATGGCCGTATCACTCAGTGTTACGGCTACTCACCTCTTTGTGTTTGGGATTGACTGGTAAGAGTCCAGTTGAGGTCATTAGGAGCAGTCTCGACGTTTTGTTGAGTCCTTCTTCTTTTGTTCCTCAAGCTGGCTCTGATCACGATATGCTTTTCTACCTTCTGTCAATCCCCTTTCAAGTAGCTACGCCCTCGAAGTCGAAGTTCGAGTTAGCGTTGTACAACTACAAGAAAGTTGGAGGCACACATGACAAAGCCTGCCTTATGAAGTCCGCCATTTCTTATGGATTTTGGTTGTGGACTGTTGGGGCAGAAGCTTTCGAACAGAAAAGCTTGAAGCCTTTCTTCCATTCAGGGCCCTCGTGGGTCGGATGGGCGAGAGATGCTCAAAAGGTGTTGCGCGATCGCTCTCTTTTTGAAGAGGGTGATATTCCCTTCGACACATACATTCACCAATTGGAGGATTCAATCGAGAAAGGCGAGCTTATTTCGGTAAAGCTCGCTTCCGTCGATCGCTCCTCAATGAGTTTTAGGTGGGTAGAATCTACTCTATTGAAACTCCAAGAAGTGAAAGCAAGTGAAGAAGTGTCTCGCCGTCTCAGACGGATGAGACAGGTGCCGTTTTTCTTCGGAATTTTCGGCAACCCAGGTTCTGGCAAAACGACCATGGTCGATCTTTTCATTAAGGCGGCCGTTACGGCGTCAGGATATGACTACGACTTTAATCGAGTCTTTGGTCATTCCCCTGACGATAAGTATTTGTCAGGTTTGCGCAACGATCACAACGCTGTGTTAGTAGACGACATTTCAGCGGTTAGGGGAGACGTGAATGATCCTGCGTCCATAACGGGACACAAGTTCATAATGTCCGTGGCGAATCCCCACCCTGTCGCTACTAACCAGGCGGATCTGAGCAAGAAAGGCAATGTCTACGCTCATCCTCGAGTCGTGGTAGCTACTACCAACGACTTAGATTTCGGAGCAGCGGGTTGTGGTTTAAAGCACGTAAACGCTTTTTTGAGGCGTATTAAATATCGTGTTCATCTCCACGTCAAACCTGAGTATCGCGTAGAGGGAACTAACATGTTGGACCCCTCTAAGCTAGATCCGTCGCAGGGATTGCAAGACATTCATTTGTACTCGGTTTATGAGTTTCAGTTTCCGACTAACGAAGGAATCGCTGTCGTTAACAACTTAGGTCGTTATCGCGACATTTCCAACGAAGTTGCTCCGTACACTGAAAAGAAACTCTTAGAACGAGTCGCTGCCAAGGAATTTTTCGGTTGGCTTCGGCGAGCAGTTCAGATCCATTTCGCAAATGGTGAGAAGCTCATGTCGAACGTTACGGAAGCTTTGTCTGCTAAGTTGTGCGATGATTGTTTTTTAGTACCCAGCATGTGTAAGTGTTTGAAGAAGCAGGGTCTAATGATTTCTCGCATGATGCTCAAAGCGCAGATGAGCTTCAGTTCCATAAAGCACGAGTTGTGGAGATTAGGGTTTTCACGTGTTCTACTGCCTACCTTCTTTTCAGAGAAGGCTAGGGCAACTTTTTGGAAACCTGAGCTTTTCCACTTGGTTCCAGAGCTCATCATGCATGCTGTTTTGGCGGCTCAGCTTGCGCAACCGGACGTTGATCCAACATTGCGCAAACAGAGCTCTCGAGTCCAGTCAACACACAACATCATGCGTGATTTGGATAAAGGAACAGCTCCCAACGTGTGGCTGCCAGGAGAACGGCAAGTCTTTATGCTCACGGAAAAGAACAATTCATTGCGTTCTGTCGACTTCTTGCGGAAAGTGGAGAAATCGTTAGTGTTTGTGAAGGGTTCTTCCTGGGCACAGGGTTTGTTTTTGGGGCCACGCCTCTTGCTGGTCGTTACACATATGTACGACCAGCAAGCCGATTTAGTTGTGTCAGACAAAGGTGGAGATCGCGTTTTGCCACCAGGACATCACTTCCCCGTGGCGTTCCACAAGACGCGTGAGGCTGTTATTTTAGCAGTTACACCTTTTGCCAAGGCTGACATTACGCATTTGGTTCCTTTTGCTATTCCCACTAACAGACCAATCCATCGGGTGGGCGTCATAGCCAAGACGGATTATCACAACACGACCTTCCCCTCAGTTCGCCCAGTAAATAGGCATTACAACGGTCACTTTTGTGACCTTTTCCTAGGGACTGGTGCTCGACCGCGTGTTGGCGATTGTGGTTCGATTTATTTTAGCCTTATGGCTAGAAACGTTCCGGCAATGTTTGCCATTCACGTAGGAGGCAACGACTTGGGAGAAGCAGTCAGTGTGGGTCTTAGTTGGGACCATTTTGAAGGAGTCGACAACGCTGTTCGTTTGCTACATCTACCGCTCCAGTTAGATTTGTCTAAGAACGGACTAGCACAAGTTAAAGACGCTCCTTTTCATTCGTACGCGGAGGAAGGTGTCTCTGCCTTCTTGCCCAATTCTTACATAAATTGGGCTAAGACGCGTCAAATGGAGGATCCTTCATTTTTCGACATTCCGGACAACGTCTCCCTTATAGGGCGGATCGAGTACGGTAAGCCCGCAACTTTGAAGACGAAGTACGTTAAGTCTTTGCTTTACGGATTGGTTCCAAGAAGTGTGAAGGAGCCACCAGAGTGGAAGGTGCGTTTCGTGGAAGGTGTGAAATACTCGCCCAGTCGAGTAGCTCATCTGGGTTTGTGGAGTCATTTGGGAAAAGATCCTTCTGGAAAGGAACTTTCTCTGGCTCTTCAAATCGTTAAGAGTAGATACACACGGATCCTTTCACGGTACAAACAAGTTCACCCCTTGACAGAGGCTACGTCACTTAACGGACTCGAAGGAGTACGTTATATTGACAAAGTCAAACACATGACGGGAGCTGGGAAACCTGTTGGCAACAACAAGATGTGGTTGTTGTTGACAGGAACTCCTGAGAACTTGACTTACACTGCTACTGGAAGAGCCAGTGTTCGCTTCGTCGCTGAGTCTTTGATGGCCGGTGTTAATCCGGGCATTGTGGCTGACGTCACCTTCAAAGACGAGGTCAAGAAACCAGACAAAGACATCCGTACTTTCGCGTGTGTGCCTTTCGTTTACAACGAGCTCATGCGTAGACTTTTTCTGGTGGTGGCTAAGTACGTTCAAGAGAACTATCTTCTTACCGGAGTCACTATAGGTGTCGATCCCAATTCGTCAGCGTGGCGGAAGATCTACAACAAGCACCAAGACTTTCGTTATCACGTCTTTTGGGACTTCAAGTTTTACGACAAGTCTCATCACAAAAAGATGTTGTTAGCGGCCTCTGAAGTGTTGTTGCACATGGCTTCTGTCATTTTTCCCCCGGATAGCTTTGTTGAAGGCTATCCGGCTCTTCTTCTTTTCGCAAGGGGTTTGGCGGTTGCCTGTGACATTCCGTACGTCTACATTGACTCTGTTTTCCAGGTTGGAGGTTCGCTTCCATCTGGGACATTTCACACGGCCTTTCTGAATACTATCATTCAGGAGATTATTTTGGAAATGGCCTGGATCTCTCACAGAGGCTATGATGTAGTCAAGCACGAGTTTGACACGTCCCAGTGTGACTCGTTTCAAGAGGAAGTCGTGCGTGACGGACTGGGTGACGACGGGATGCTTTCTACTGATGATCCGGAGTTTAACTTACCCTTTCTTTCGAAGTTTTGTTCCGAGCAGTTAGGAGTTGTGATGACGTCCCCTACGAAGGGCGCCGATCTACCAACGCAGTTCGAAGTTCCGGATTGGAATTTTCTGAAGAGAGGTTTCTACCCGGACGGGGATGTTGTTTGGGCTCCGATTGAAAGGGAGAGCATTCTCAAGAACATCAATTGGCAGAAACCGAGTAGAGATGAG